CTACATTACACATACGACCGATGCAATGAACGAATTACTTAAATATACAAGTGAATTGCAAAGCTACACCATGTTTAATTATTCGATTCAACAAAATATCCGTGTTCTTGATGAATATAAAACCAAGCTAGAAAACATTCAAGGAGACCAGCTTACCTATAGAAATATTCAGCAGATCGGCCAGTTGCTGAAATATTTTTACGAGATGTACGAGAGCGAAGAATACAACGCTGCCTTTTCATATTCCTTTGGATTTCACGGGTTCATTGAAAATATGAACGGATTAATTACGAACATTAAGGAGAAAAAGATTGCCTTTGCAACGTATCAAAAGAAGAAGAAGACCACATTTAAGAAGGCCTATTACGCGGCGTTAATTCACGGAAATCCTATCAAAAATGACATAAAGTTGGATAAAAATCTTATTATTACCGGGCCAAACGCGTCTGGTAAAACAACAACACTGAAAACCGCTCTCATCAATGTTATTTTATCGCAACAATTTGGATGTGGGTTCTATAAGAGCTGCAACATGATGCCTTATCAACACATTCATTGCTACTTGAATATACCAGATACAAGCGGGAGAGATAGTTTGTTTCAGGCCGAGGCGCGTAGATGCAAGGACATTATAGATGTTATTAAGGCCAACAAAAAGGATAGACATTTTTGTGTATTTGACGAATTGTATTCTGGTACGAACCCGGATGAAGCGGTCATGAGCGCAAATGCATTTATGGAATATTTAGTAAAATTTGAGAATGTGAAATGCATTTTAACTACACATTTTATTGCTGTTTGCAAAAAATTAAGCAGTCATCCACGAATCGAGAATTACAAGATGGAAACCACGCCGACTGAAGATAGTTTTAATTACACATATGTATTAAAAAAGGGTATTTCCGAAGTTCGCGGTGGAATCAAAGTGCTTCACGATATGCAATATCCCGACGAAATTATTCAAAATAGTAAGTTCAGGAATGACGAACAATAATAAATAATAAATGTATTCGTTTTCTAGGATATAAAATTATATATTGTTGTTCTAATAATGTCTTTATCGGATATATTTACTCCGTCGGTAGTAATTTCTTTAGCCATTTCTGTATTATTAATTGGATTGTTCGGGTTGTATGTTAACAACAAGTTGAATGAGCAAAATCATAAGTTGAATACTATGTTTGATCTAGTGTCTACTTTAGCAAATGAATTGCAAATGGTTCGTAGTCAAGTTCCTCTTAGCATGGGATCTCCTTCTATAGGTGGCGGAGGCGGACGCGTTTATGAAAAGCCGGAAGTTGGAAGTACAACTCATTTAGTAAGTATGATTGATGTATCGGATGATTCGGAATCTAGTGGAGATGAGTCTGATGGCGAGACAGATGAAGGTGCTGAGTCAGATGATGATGGCGAAGGTGAGGGTGAAGAGGAGTCTGATGATGGTAGTGAAGGCGACGCTGGTGACGATGAAGCGTCAGATGGCGACAGCGATAGCGACATCGAGGATCTCGGACATGATGCGCCGCGCTCTGACAAGGCAATCATTGTATCTGAATCTTTGGATGATGCGCTCTTTGAAGAACTCGCCAACTTGGATGAAATTATTTTAGAGGACAACAAAGTTGAGAGAGTAAAGACACCAGAGACAACCACAAACACCTCTAGCGTGAAAAATTTAAACGTGGTATTTGACTATAAGAAGGCCTCGCTTGGCAAATTAAGAGAAATCGTCGAGCAAAAAGGATTATCCAGCGATACCAGTAAATTGAAGAAACAAGAATTACTGAAAATGCTTGAAATAGATTAGCGGAATAATTTTCTCTAGCCTTATATAAAATGTCTTGGGCAACATGTTTTTCTGGTTCAAATAACATTCATTTCAATTTCCCACCTATTATGCAGGACGGGCGGACGTATTCTTCTTATCAGCCGGAGGCAGTTGTGAATCAACGAATTCAAGAAGTAAATAATATTAATACGAATTGGAAGTATCGTCAATTTTTAACGCAAAACGCCGACCAAATCATGCAATTTAATACGACGGAGGCCTGTTATACTCTTGGATTAAGTCCGCATTATGCGACCAACGCAACGCCATCTACTAATGTGCCGTTCTTGTATAAATCTACTTTTGATACTAGCTCTCCTGGATTTGGATATCAGTCGAGCGATTTAAAAAACCCTTATTTAAGTCGTCAACAATTGGAAGCTAGAATGATTTCGCCGTCAATAACGATGAATAATGTCACGGGCCCTGTGGAACCGATGGATAGGTAAATCTTGAAAAATCATAAATAAAGACTTTGTTATGATTTTTTACAAACATCCAGACGTATGGATAGGTATTATGGTATAGTTGTTTAGCGGTATTTTACCAAGTTTTAAATGTTTCTTGATGTATATCAGATGAGAATATTAAGCATTGATGTTGGTATTAAAAATTTAGCATTTTGCCTATTAGAAAATGATAAAATCGCAAAATGGGATGTAATCAATCTTGCCGCTCAAGACGCAAGTGATGGGTGTGGATGTTGTGTGGTGGATAAAAATGTGAAATGTAGCAATCTGGCGAAATTTACGAAAAACGGAAGCCATTATTGTTTAAAGCACGCAAAAAAGCAGCCGTTTCAAATTCCAACGCCCGAACTAAAAAAGGCCTTTATCAATAAACAAAAACTTCAAAAACTTTATGAAATGGCGGACAAATTTGGCATCCAATATACAAATACAATGAAAAAGAATGACATTATACATGAATTAAACGAATACACTACAAGCATGTGTTTTGAGATGGTTCATAGTGTTGGTGCATCCGAAATAGATTTAGTCACGATTGGCAAGAATATTAAAAAACATTTTGACCAAATCTTTAGCGGTGGAGAAGTGTTTGATTATGTTATCATTGAAAATCAAATTAGCCCGATTGCAAATCGCATGAAAACGATTCAAGGAATGATTGCGCAGTATTTTATCATGACTGGGACATGTCAGAAGATTGAATTTGTTTCGTCGGTGAATAAATTAAAAGATATTGCGCCCGCTGACAAAAGTGTGAAATTAACATACGGCGACAGAAAAAAGTTGGGAATATCCAAATGTTTAGAAATTATAAAAGATACGAATTCTTATTCCGAATGGTGCGCCTATTTTACGAGCCACAAGAAAAAGGACGATTTAGCTGATTCGTTTTTACAAGGCAGGTGGTTCAAAAACCAATTAACCAATTAGTAAAGAATTGATGATTGCGAAATATAATATATATCTTCGCGTAAGACTTAAAATTATATGTTCTAATTAATTTAGTAATAGAATGGACGGACCAGAGATGATTGATATTTCCAGTTTCGATTTAAATGAATCCGGTAGTAGCCGTAAACAAGGGTTGAAATCGAGCAATTTTGGAGGAGGTATTGAATTGTTAATGAATGACAAAGTTAAGGAAGGATCGGGCAGTAAACTATCTAGCGATATTGATATTGATGATTTGACCAATCTAGAAAATGAATTAAATGATTTGGCAGAAGATGCAGACTCTATTCATCTAGGAGGTTCCAATACATACCAAGCCAAGTCTGATTTATTTGGGGGTGGTGGGCGTGGTGAGGACAAGCATTCGGTTAAATTTAATATGCCATCAGGTTCTGGCGCAGCATCCATCGGACAAGCGACTGCAAGTACGGAGAGTGGGAACGCAAAGACTTGGGATGGATATGGTAAGTTTAATGATATTCCAGTGAATCCGGACATGACAAGTTCTCCGTCTCAGCCACAAATGTCCAAGGAAGAGTTGTTGAGAGAAAAATTCAAGTTTTTGAGAAAGTTGGAGGCCTTGGAGAAGAAGGGTGTTGAGCTTTCCAAAAAGTACAATATGGATTCGCCACTACTTGAAATGCAGGGCGAATATGAGACGATTATGGAAGAAAAGGCAAAGCAAAACTCAGTCAAGTTTCAAGGCAACATGTTGATGGCTTGTATCAATGGTATTGAATTTTTGAATAACCGGTTTGACCCATTTGATATTAAATTGGATGGCTGGGGCGAACAGATCAATGAAAATGTCTCTGATTATGATGATGTATTTGGCGAGTTGTATGAGAAGTACAAGTCCAAGGCATCCATGGCGCCCGAATTGAAGCTCTTGTTCCAATTGGGTGGAAGTGCGATGATGGTTCACATGACTAATACCATGTTCAAATCAGCCATGCCAGGTATGGATGATATTATGCGTCAAAACCCAGACTTGATGCGTCAGTTCCAAAGCGCGGCGGTGAATTCCATGGGCCAGAGCAATCCTGGGTTCTCGGGATTCATGAGTGGATTAATGAACCCTGAGCCTGAACCGCCAATGGGACGCGGTCCTCCTCCGGCCATGGCGACACAAGGACCCAACTCCATGCCTCAAACTCGTGAGCGTCCGGGTAATAATGCCAGTAGCTATGCAAGAAACAATTTTGCAAACGACGGAATCAATATTCGTGAGAATATCGTTGAGGCAGAGAGAAGCTCAAGACGCCAACAACAGCAACAAACCAACGGACGTCCTGAAATGAAGGGACCAAGCGATATTAGCGACATTTTGTCTGGTCTCAAAACCAAGA